CTCTTGAATGTTCTTCTGAGATTCATTATAACATGGTTCCTGTCCCTCTGTTCGATGATCCGTTCAGATCTTGATAAAACTACAGGTTTCTTACCTCTCATCTTAGCAACTTTTTTTACTACCTTCTTCACAGTAGGTTTTATAACTTTCAATAACATATCCACAAAAGGTTTTGCAAGTAGTGCAGAGGTGGTTGCCACCACAGCAATAGATCCTGTTGTTATAACAGCACCTGTAGGTGGTATAGCATTCACCACTTGATCAGTAATAGGTACATCAGAGACCTCTCTGATACACTGAGTGTCCTCTAACCTATATCCAGTGATCTCCTTTCTACCACTATCAAAGATGAACCCTATAGGTTCTTTTCCGAGTTGTTCTGCTGAGGGGCACTGAATAGTTGCAGTTACTGGTGGAACTTCAGGAACAGGAGTAGGGGTTGATTCTACAGGTTCTTCTTCTTTCCCACCTCTAGTATCAACTCCAGCTGGATAAGTTGGAATTATTTGTTCAGGTTCAAAGTTGATAGGATTAAAACTTGGAGCCCCGGCATCACAATATACCCTGTTACCCCGGGCGTCATCGTTGATAAGGTTGTTGTTATTGCCACTATTGTTTTCATTGGCTTCCACACACCCAGGAACATTTACAATAGGAGTTCCTATCTGCTGTGTAACAGGAGGAACTACAGGTAAAGATATAGATGGTGAACTTGTTAACCAATTAGGAGTCTCAGGAATATCCAAACTTCTGATTTGAATATTCCTAATACCTATCCCAATGTTGGGTATTTCAGGCATTATTAATCGTCTGAGAAGAAGTTAGAAATAGCAGACCAAGCGGAGTGGAATGCAACGTAAAGAAAGAATGTGTCCGAAGGAGAATCAGATTTTTTCTTATTCTTCTTTCTGGACATGGACCTTATAAGAGTCATTTTTTGAGTTAGAAGGGTGAGGATGGTATTCCAGGAACAACTCCACCGGTTGTTGATGGTAATGGGGTTACTCCACCAGTAGTTGATGGTAGTGATGGAATTTCGGGAAGTGCTCCATCAAGCATTCCTGGAAGTGCTCCGGTTACGGCTCCCATAACTTCTTCAGTTATTCTGGCCTTCGCACCTTCAATTAAAGCTTCACTATTCAAGTACACATAACCACCAGCTCCAACAATAGATGCTGAAACTAATCCAGAAGTCAACGCAATAACATTAATGAGTTTTTGCATTCTATTAAGTCCATAAGGTTATTGTATATCTATACAATATCACTCTTTGAATATCATCCAAAGAATACTAATCACGGTGATTGAAATCAATACCACCAAATAACAAATCAATATCATTCTATTTGTCCACTAGGGTTTCAAGTATAACTAGTCTAAGTTCCAAGTCCCTAACTCTTTCAACAGTATCCTGAACGGATTTGGGTGGTTCAAATGAATCAATCCATTCATCATTCTCATCAACCTCTTCCATAAGTCTTTGATTCTCCAATTGAAGAGCTTGAATCTCTCTGTTTTGTTCTGCATCAGCAGGAAGAGAACCCATTGTACCCCTTGGCCATTCGATACGAAACTCAGAGTTCAGTTCAATGGCAGATTGTTCTATCTCTTGTTGTGTTTCAATTCTATTCAGTCTTTCAATCACTCCACTATAAGCCCATGTGGAGACTGCAACAGCACCTACAATAGAAATGATGTTGCGAATCGGCATCGCAATTTTAGTGTTATCCGAAACTGATACTGGGTTTGATTCAGTCATTACTCTACCAGGGTACCGTGTGATCTTCTAATTTCACGAAGTTCTTCAAGGTTCATATCTTTGGTTCCGCCATCATAAGGATGTGCATAACCTTCAGTAATCATTTGTTCGTTGAGAGACAACTCGTCGTCCCCAATGTATAACCAACCAAGAAGACGGCCATATTTGCCGACGCCACCAACAAGTTCAGTCCTAACAGACAACTCATCGTCACCAGCGATAGTACTCTCCAGTTTCTCTTTGAGCCAGTTGGTTGCGTCGATTCCAAGAGCTTTCTCCTCTAAGTTTTTCGTCCTCTTCTCCGGCGTATCGACTCCAGCAACTCTAACTCTTTCCTTCTTGTATAAATCAAACCCCAAATCAATGGTGACATCAAGAGTATCGCCGTCAAGAACACGATTTACCTCCGTAATTCTAAAATTGTAGCAACTTTTGCGGCTTGGTGGTTGCATGGTTCCCATGTGGTTCTCATCAAACTCTCATCTATTTAGTTTTTTCCTCTCTATCATCAACCCCCAGTACATAGTAGATACTATAACCAGCCATACAAAGAGAAAGAACTACCATGAATATCACTGACCACACAGGGTCGTTTACATTAGTATGTGGCTGTAGTAGTAAGTTCATTTCTCAAATGGTGCCCAGTGTTGCCAGTTGTATTTGTGAACTGCCCACATTCCTACAACAGGAACAACAATTAATATAAAACTCAAACTCCCAACACCCCATGGATTATTGAGAGTTGCAGCTGCAAAGTGTGCTGCCTTGAGTGCTATATTACTCATACATATCCTCCCCAGATTTTCCAGTTATCTCTAAAATAAAAATCGATTTCAGTTAAAGTTTTTAAGTTGAAACTTTGATTTTCTGTTTCTGCCCACTTCCTACAAAAGGAATGGATATTACTCTGACCATTAGTTACATTCACACCATACATTCTTGAGAATGAACTCATTGCAAAGTCATATCGTATTTTAGTTTGTTCGCTCATTGTTGATCCATAGTTATCCATAACTTATTCTACACGAATATGTCCAATCATACCAGCCCCTTGATGAGGACCACAGAAGAAATCATAATCCCCTTTATCAGCAAATTTGATATCTTGTGACTCTCCAGGAGAGAACATCAGTGACTCTCTAGAAAGATCTGCACGACCTTCCACGATAATATTATGTGGTGGTAACATTCCATTTACAAAATGAAGTGTTTCACCAGCACTAATAGTAATATTATCTGGATTGAATATAAGATTTCCATTGGAACCCATAGTAACATCTACAGCATAAGCCATCTTCGGTAAGAAGAAAACCATTGCCGCTACAGTAGCAAGAATCATTAAACGGATAAACTTCATCGTAGTTTAATCAACTACACTAGTTATACATGATACTGTTTTTTTATCAATCTATTGTTATGAGTTCCTAATATCTCAATCTATTGCAGATCTAACAGGTGGCCCATCAGTTTTGATAACTATTGGAGCCTGTTCTAATCTGATTGTTTGTGATGGTGCAGTCCTTCCTGCGGCCTCAATAAGTCTCTCAACATCTGCCTTTGAGATACCACCATTAGTATTGCCACCTTCTCCAGCCTTCTTTGCTGCCTGGACACCGAACGTTGCGAGTACTCCAGTAAAAACTGATGCAATAAAGGTTGGATCTAATTTTTGTTCTGGGATTCCAAGTGCAGGGGGGAGCTGTATATAAGCAAGTGTAAGTATTCCGCCGCTCCACACAAGAATACCAAGCCTAACAAAGGTAGACAGAATTTCAATCTGTTCTTCTTTGTCATCGGTAGCTTCCTTAATTCTACCAAAAATACCTTTTTTCTTTTCTTCCTTTTTCTTCTCTTCCATGGTTTTTTGGTGTGGTGATAATATTTATGAAAAAAAGGTATTATATCTCAAAAATTACCGGAGATTTTTTTCCAACATTTTTGGAATTGAAAAGTCATTTTTGTTTCAGAGCAAAAAAAAGGATCCCCTTATCGGGATCCCTGATAAACGGGGGCCATCATACCTCCACCCATATCATCATCATCATCAACATTTTCCAAAAGTACGGAATGAAGTATAAAAGCACCTAATAGACAGGTTGCTAATATCATCATTAGAAAATTCCCGGAATAATCTGACCTGTAGTTGCGTATGCACCGATTGCTGCGATGACACCGATCATTGCTGCCCAACCATTAATACGTTCTGCGCGTTCGTTCATTTGTTTTCTCCAAAGTTTTGTTGTAAGTAATAACTCTACGTCAGTAGAGGTTCTCTTCTTGTTCAGTTTGAATTGTAACATCGGAAGTTGGATATGCAACACATGTGAGTACAAATCCTGATTCAATTTGATCATCATCTAAGAATGATTGATCACTCTGATCTACTGTGCCAGATAAAATTTTACCTGCACACGATGAACAGGCTCCAGCACGACAAGAGTAACTCATATCAATACCACCCTCCTCAGCAGCATCAAGAAGATATTGATCATCCTGACAGGTGATAGTTGTTTCGTCCCCATCAGGAGTACGGAAGGTAACGTTAAAATCCATTAGTAAGTTTCGGAAAGGTTTTGTACAGAGTATGCCAACAATACAAGGAAGGCAATACTAGTTATTGTAAACAAAATTTGATACATTGTCAAGTACTCAGAAACCTAAAAGTCCAAAAAAGAATACACTACCAGTCGTAGCATAAGAAACAATAGCAAAAGCAAATCCAATCATTGCTGTACGACCATTGAGTTTCTCTGCACGTTCTGCATATGTCTCAAGACCATATGTCTCGGTATAAGAGGGGTCAACATACATACGGGGTTCTGTGGCCCACATATTTGTACGTCCACCGTCTTCAGTTGTTACAGTCATGTTACACTCCGTTATGTTTCTTCACATATTATATAGGAATCATAAAGTTTTGTCAACTTTACTTCGGTCTAT